TCGCCTTTTTCGCCTTTCTCTCCGGCGTCGCCCTTGTCGCCTTTATCGCCTTTGTCGCCTTTTTCGCCGTCGTCGCCCTTGTCGCCTTTCTCTCCCTTCTCGCCATCCTTGCCATCCTTGCCGTCGATACCGTCGCGGCCATCGACGCCATCGACGCCATCGCGTCCGGCGTCGCCTTTTTCCCCCTTGTCGCCTTTGTCGCCCTTGGCCCCGGTGTCGCCCTTGTCGCCTTTATCGCCTTTGTCGCCCTTATCTCCCTTGTCGCCCTTGGCTCCATCCTTTCCGTCCACGCCGTCGCGACCGTCCTTTCCGTCCACACCGTCGCGACCGTCCACGCCGTCTATGCCGTCGCGACCGTTCTTGCCATTGGTTCCGTCCTTGCCGTTCGCCCCGTCTTTTCCGGCGTCGCCCTTGTCGCCTTTCTCGCCCTTGAGCGAATCCTTGATGGAGTCGATGTACGACTGCACGGCTTCGGCGATCTGCTCCGGGCTTGCGTCCGCGCCGTCCTTTCCGTCCTTCCCGTCCCTGCCGTCGCGTCCGTCGGCTCCGGCTGCGCCCGTGTCGCCTTTCTCTCCCTTCATGGCCTCCGGGTCACACTCGCAGGAGTTGATCTCCCCCATCTTGAGCCAAAGATCGACGATTGCAGAATTTACGCTCAACACGAAAGTCCGCGCGTCCTCCCTCGCCTGTGTCCAGCTCTGGGAACTCGGGTCCCAGTCTTGTATGTCCGGGTTGCCCCCCATGTCAACGCCGGATGCCGACAGTCCGAGAAGGGCGGCGAATACGATTGCTGCAATACGTTTCATGTCACTCCTCCTCGCCGTAAAGCATTTTCCGGTAAACGCTGTCGCTCACGTAGGTAAGCCGAATCGAGAGCTTGCGCGTCGGGTTGGAAGTCGAACGATACCACCATTTCCCGTCCGCGAGTTTTTCCGGCAGGAATGTCTCGCCGTTGAGCGCAAACGTGGAAAGCTCCTCCTCTCCGTTCGCGGTGAAGGTAAAATGCGCGGCGGGAACGGCAAAAGAGCGCAGAATGTACTGCGTTCCATTTGTCTCTGCGCAGACAAAGCCGACTGGCGCCTCGATCTCCGCAACCTTGCTTTTCGTGACAACAACGCATGGCCTCGTAAGCGGCTCAACGGTCGCAAGTGAACTCACGTTCGTAAGCACAGCCGTGAAAACTTCGTTGGTGATGAACTCCATCGTGAGCATGGACGCGGCGAGCCTGGCGACCTTCTGGTAGCCCGTCCAGCACGTCGGCATGTACGACACGCCGTTGTTGACGTTGACGCGAAGGCTCCCGCGCCCCCACTCCTCCGAGCGCCTGTCCTTCATGGCGTTGATCTGCACGGTGTACCGCCCGTTCGTCGGGATCGAGGACGCCGGGATGTCGAACAGCACCGTGTTGTACCCTGCCGCGATGCCCTCGACGACGCACCCGGACGTCGTTCCGCCCAGGACGAGCGCGACGTCCCAGCCCGCCACGGGGAACTCCTCCCCGCCGCGCAGGACGGCGGCGAGCACCGCGTTGTCGCAGTACTCCGTCCACGTAAGCGATATGGCCGTGTTCTTCCTCGCGAGGTCGAGCGCGAGCGCGGTCTGGCTGCCCGCCGCAAGCAGTGTCTGTGCGGCGAGAAGGGCGGCCGCAAAAACAAAAATCTTGTTCGTCCTTTCCATAGTTTCCTCCTTGAATAGTTATGTTGTCAAACTGCGCCGCCGCCGCCGTCGGCGTATATCTGCACGTCGCCCTGGTTGTCAAACCCGGTCACGAGCCCATTCTTGATCGTGATGAAAACCTTGTCGCCGTGCGTGTACCCGTCTGCGGCAAGGTAGGTGTTCATGTACACCTTGGCGTTGCTCACCGACACGCCTTTCTCCTCCTCCGGCCCGCCGCGCCCGTTCTTGAGCACGTCGGCGACGATGTTCTTCACCCAGTCGGGGTTGACGGAGTACGTCTCGCCGTTGCGCCCGACGGAGTTCCCATCGAGCAGGATGTCGAGGAGAAGCCGCGCCTTCTTGATGTCGGAGCGCGTGAGCCCGCGCCTGTCGAGCCTCTGCGCGACGAGCGAGAAAACGACGTCCTCGTTTATGTCCAGCCCCACCGAGCCGTCGTCCGTCGGGTTGAGGGTGTTCTTGACCTGGATCGTGCCGTTCGGGGAGTGGACGCCAGCGAGCCACGAGACGACCGCGTTCGCCCACTTCTTCGGGAAGCGGAAGAGGGCGCTCCCTGTCCTGAACTTGTGTATCGTGCCGCCCATGCCCGCTCCTATACGGTTGTGGTGTGGTCGTTCCCGGCATACCATCCCGTGCCGGAGCTCGATGTCGTCTTGTTGGGGCTGTCCCAGTCGTAGACCTTCGTCACTATCGTGACCGACCAGCCGTCCTCCGCGCTGACATACCTCGCGCTTGCGGACTTCTGCGTCCCGAGCGGGAGATACGCCCACGCCGTCACCATCCACTGCGCCTGCGCACCTGGGCTGGACGACGTGTTGAGCTGCTGCCAGTACTGTATCATCCCGTTCTGCACTGCGTCGCCCTGGTTGGCGTTGACAATCGCCTCCGCGTGTGCCTGGGTGTCGATGTTCCGCACCTCCGTGGTCGTCGTCGATACCACCGAGTAGACGTCCCACACGACGTGCGAGGTCGCCCTGTCGTACGAGAGGACGCGGGAAGTGCCGGAGCTCGTGAGCGTCGCGGCGTTCCCGTCCTCGTCGAGCCGCGTCGTCGTCCACCCGTTCTGCGTCGGCGACGGCGAGACGGAGTACGTCACCGTCTCCGTCGTGACCGTCCAGCCGTCGGCCTCGTTCGCCCTCGACGCGGTCTTTGTCGTGCGCGTCCCGGACACCTTCGCCGTGAACGAGTACGTGCGCCCGTCGATGTGCTTGTAGTACACCTCCTCGACGGACGTATCGACGACCCCCGCGAGCGCGAGCGCGGCAGCCTTCGTCAGCCCGCGCGTCTGCGAAGTCTCCGCGACCTCGGTCTGCCGGATCGTCGTCTGCCCGCTCCGCGAGAAGAGTATCACCGAAGTGGGCGTCTTTGCCGTATCGACGGCGGCCCCCGTTGTGCTCCAGCTCATTCGTCGCCTCCGTTCTCCATTTCGCCCTGTATCGCCTCCAGCGCGTCGGCGGCCCGCTCCGCCGCCTCCGTCGCCCGCGCGAGGTTGCGGTTGGCCTCCCGCTGCTCGTCCTCGGCGAGCGCGACGCGCATGGCCGCCTCGCTGTCAACGGACAGGGACTTCCTGCTGCGCCACTCCGCGAACTGCCGCTCCACCGCTTCCATGCCCTCGTCCATGAGGAGCCGCCTCGCGTCCTTGTACTTGTCGGCGTCGTGGCCCGTCATCAGCGACTGCCTGTCCTTCTCGTACCGCTTCCGCGCCTCCGCGTCGAGGTTCATCTCCGATATGTGCGCCTCAAGCCGCCCACGGTCCTTGTAGAAGCCCCAGGCCTCGTCCATCCTCGCCTGGGCCGCCTGGACGCGCTGCGCCGCCGCGCTCTGGACGCGGCCCATCGCCCGCACCTCCTCCTCGGCGTCGTGTATGCGCTGGCGGTGAAGCCGCTCGTCGAGCCTTGCCTGTGCGAGCGCGTCGCGCTCACGCTGGCGGGCGGCCTCCTCCTCCAGCCGCTCCAGCTCCTCGTAGTACCTGTGCCACGCCTCCTCCTCGTCGCGCAGCATCTCGATGTCGAAGTCGGTAGCCGTGTTCTCCGCCTCTATCCCCGCGTCCTTCGCCTTCTCCACGGCCTTCTCGCGGCGGTGCGCGAAGTCCTCCAGGTCGGATATGATGTCGTCGTACTGCTCCTTGAGGCGGTCGCGCCGCTCCTTGAGTTTCCTGTACTCCTCGTCCCCGGCCTGCCAGCTCTCGTACGCCGACGCCTTCTCCTCGTCCGTCAGGGCGACCCTGTGCTCGATCACCGCGCCGGAGATGAACGAGCGGGAGTCAACCTTCGTCGCCTTCGCGAGCTCCGCCCGCTTCGCCTCTTCGAGCCGCGTCACCTCCTTGTCCATCTCGGCGAGCTGCGCCTCGATCTTGGACTTCGGCCCCTGTAGCTTCGCCTCCAGCTTCGCGAGGAACGCCGCCCTGTCCGTCTCGCCCTCCATCTCGACCTGCGCCCGTGCGATCTCCGCCCGCGCCCGTATCTCGGCCTTCTGCGCGTCGAAGTCGCGGTTCACGTCGTCGCGGGCCGCCCCGGTCTTGCCGCTGAGCGCCTGGATGCGGGCGAGCTCCAGCTCCTGCTCCTGTAGCTTCTTGTTCTGCTCGATGAGCTTCTTCTTGCGCTCGATCTCGCCGTCGAGCCGCCTCTCGTGGTCGCGCAGCTCCTTGTTGACCTCCTTCTGCGCGTCGCCGACGTCCTTCAAGTGCTTCTCGAATCTGAGGTTCTTGATCTCCTCCATTCGCTGCTTCTGCTCGCGCCACCAGCGGACGCACTTCGTGACGAGCTCCGTCAGCGCGTACACGGCGACGGATATGCCCGTGAGGGCCGCGGCGGACAGCCCCAGCGCCTTTATGCGCCCCAGCACGTAGGTGAACGCCCGCCCCAGCGCGTAGACGTTGCCGTTCAGCGCGGACACCGCGAAGTGCGCGGCCCGCATCCCGCCCCGCACCTCCTTCGCCGCCTCCGCGCCGCTCGTCCCGGTCTTGACGAGGTTCGCCCGCAGGATCTCCACGCCGTGGTCGATCCCCTTGGCGGACATCTTGACGTCCTCCATCGACCGCCGGAAGTGGTCGAGCAAATCCTCGAAGCCCTTGCCCGTCCTGTTGAAGTTGTTCAGCCGCCGCTCCAGGGTGTCGTACACGTCGTTGAACCGCTCGCCCGTGACGCCCATGCGGTCCATCGCCTTGGAAACCGCGTCGAGCACCGCCTCCGTGTGGATGAACTTCTCGTCCACGCGCACGTTGTTGACGGCCTCCTTCGTCTGGCTCATGGCGGACGTGACCGTCGCCGCGAGCCCCCGGAACTTCTCCGACACCGAGTTGAGGACGGCGGACGCGGCGTCCCTCGCCCTGATGACGTACTCCAAAACGTGGTTAGCCATTCGCCGCCTCCGACTTCTCCCTCTCGATCCTGTCCTTTATCGACTTCTTGAGCCGCGCAAGCGCGTTGATCGCGTCGTCCAGCTCGTCGCGGACGCGGACCGACCTCTCGCCGGACGCGGCCTTCTCGAACCTCCGCAGCTCCGCGTACGCGACGGACACGTGCCTCGCCGTCCTGCCCCACACCCACTCGTCGCGGCGTATGCCCGACGACGCCTCAAGGCGGGCGACGATCCTGCGCCAGTCCGCCGCCGCCGCCTCGCGCTCTTTCCGGCTCTCCGACGGCCCCGCGTCGCGGAGCCCCAGGCACCTGTTCATGGCGTCCTTGAGCGCGTCCATCGAGAAGGCGAAGCGCAGGCACGTGAGGACGATCCGCCGCGTCGCCTCCGCCTCCGTCCGCGCCAGCGCGAACGCCTCCGGGTCGTGGGCGTGCACCATCGCGTACGCCATCGCCCAGAAGTAGCGGCGGTACTTGCCGCACCTGCCCCACCAGCGGTTCGCGTACTCGTCGAGCCAGACGGACGCGCCGACCGTGAGGGGATGGAGGGCGACGCCGTTAAGCTCCACGGCGTCGCCCAACAGCTCGGCGTTGGCCGCCGAATAGGGGTTGTCGATGCGGCGGCAGCAGTCCACGAACGCGGCCACCTCGTCCGCCGTCAGGCGGTCGAGGGACAGCCCGAACCTCTCGCGGAGGTCGTCGAGCTCCGACTGGAGGCGGCCGTTTTCCATGACGGCTGCCCCTTACGGCGAGGTTGGCGCGACATAGTGCGCGACGTGGTGGGTCGCCGTGAGCGAGGTAGTCGTCGCCTGGGTGTTGCCGTTCGACTTGGAGAAGCTGTCGTCCGTCCAGGCGGAGTTGAGGTCGTAGTCCGTCGAGGGATCGACGTCGCCCGTGAACTCGGCGGTAAGCGTCTCCGTGCCGTCGTAGTTGTCGCCCGCGAGGTGTCCGCCCGACGCGTCCATCTCGTCAACGTGGTTGACCGAGAGGGCGAGCGAGAGCCCGCGCATACCGACCACCGCGCCGCTGTCGAGCTCGAAGATCGCGTCCTCGTTTTCGTCCGCCGCCGGGATCACCGAGGGGACGCCTATCGAACGCGCGGGGACCTTGAACGACGGGTTGTAGACGCGGCAGTTCGCGTCCGCCGCGCCGTCAACGTGCTTGTGCGCGTTGAGCGAGAGCGTCGGGAAGCCCGTCTGCGAGTACGCGACCGTCCAGTTGTCGATGTGGTAGCCGCCCGTCACCGTCCCGACCGCCGGGACCGCGAGAAAGCCCGTGAACTTCTTCGCGACGTAGGTAAACGTGCCGGAGTCCGCCGCGTTGTACTGCGCGTGCGCGAACTCGTCGCCGTCCTTTGTGAGCGCCTGCGCCCGCTGCTTCGTGCGGTTGGGGTTCGGCCCGGTCTGGATTTCCCAGTCAGCGAGGCTGAACGGGTCCGTCGTGTCGAAGAACTTTACTGTTCCTGCCATGTCTGCTCCTTTCGGTTTGTTGTCCTGAAGATAGCCGCCGTGTCAAGCGGGCTAAATCGGAAGGTCGGCGTCGCTCCCTCCCGTAAAGCCGCCCTCCGGCGGATTCTCCGGCGCGACGTTCGGAAGGTCCCCGTCGTCGCCTCCCGTGAAGCCGCCTTCCTGCCCGGCGCACCCGGAGCCCTGGCCCCCGCCAGCGTCGCCCCCGCCCTCCGGCGGAGCCTCCTCCGAGCCGTCCACGGGGGCCGTCTCGCTCGCGACGAAAACGATGTCGAAGAGCACGGTGCACGTCCACGTCGGGACGCTCCCCGTGTTCGAGCCGACGATCTCCGACCTCGCGATCTTCGACACCGCGCCCGCGACCGGGCGTATGCGAAGGACGCACACGTTCGTGTCCTCGCGGAGCTGGTCGTCCGCCGAGTAGTCCGCGTTCACCGGGAACGCCTCGATGAGCCGCATGATCCACGTCTGCAACACGTGGCGGTCGCGGTTGTACATGACGAGCGATCCCGTGAAGTAGTGCCCCACGGCGTTGAAGCCCATCGTCGCCCCGTCGCCGAGCTCGCCTATGTCGAACACCGCCGAATCGGGCAGCCCGTTCGCGATCCCGACTACGCCAGTCCTCCCCGGCTGTAGGTCGAGCACCGCGAACACACGCGCCGCGCAGGCGTCCTCCGCCTGGGTCAGCGAATCCTGGTAGCTGTCTGGGTTCTGCATCTACTTTGCCTCCTTGATCGCCTTTGCGATTGCGTGGTCGAAAATCCTGTCGATGTCGCCGTTCTTCTCGTGCGTCTCGACTGCCCGCTCTATGAACTTCTCGCGGGCCTGCTGCCCCTTGGCAATCGTGCCCGGCCCCCTGTTGTGCCACGTCACGCCGCGCTCGTCGTGTATGCGCTTGGCGTACTTCCCCGCGTAGGAGTTGTCCCGGACGAACACCGTGCAGCTGTCAGCCGACACGGAGAACTCTATCGACTTTTCGAGCCCGCCCGGCGCGAAGTTCCGCCTGTCCGTCTGCTTCTTGCGCTTGAGCGTCCGCGAGAACTCCTCCTTCGTCGGGCTCCTCGGCGCGTACAGCTTCGCCGTGTCCACGACTATGCGCCCGCACCTCGGAAGGGCCTCCTTCGCGGCCCTCTCGGCTATCCTCCGGGCGTCCGCGAGCGACGCCTTGATGCCGTCCGCGCCCCGCGCCTCTATCTCGCAGTCCATACGGAGATAGCCCGCGAGTCTACGCGCCCATGAGCCTCCGTATCGCCTCCGCCGTCACGCGCTCCCTGTCGAGCGTCATCACGTGCCCGTCGAAACCCTCCGCGCCCGGCTTCCTCTTCGTGCCCTTGGTCGGCGCGAACTCCACGACGTGGCCGTGCCCGGCGAGCCTCACGACCTCCTCGTCCGTCAGCCCGTCCGCCGCGTCCTCCGTCCCCTCGAAGGGCAGCCCGTTCCTGATCGCCTCCCGCACCCGCTCGCGCGAGACTGCGGCGACGGCCTCCTCCCTGCCGATCCCGCGCTGGCGCATCTCCCTCCCCACGGCGAGGTCGAACGCCTGGCGGAGCGGGTCGTCCGCCTCGTTCGGCGGCGGCACTCCGCGCTGCGCCTCGATCTCGTCCGCGTCCGCCGTCTCGTCCACCGCCTCCAGGGTGTGGACGCAGTTCGGGTGGAAGCATCCCGCGTCCTTCGCCTCGTCGTACGTCGGGAAGCCCGCCGTCGCGCCCGTGGCGGAGAGTATGCGCCCCTCCCAGGGCTTGCACTCCTCGCAGTGCGGGTCGCCGCCGAGCGACACCCTCACGAGGTCCGAGCCGGACGCCTTCGCCAGGTTCGCGCAGAGCAGGTCGTTGTAGACGCGCATCGCGTTCGTCCGCGCGTTCATCGCCATGTACGTCCGCGTGTTCCACTTCCGCCCCGCCGAGTCCGTGAACACGTAGGCGGAGCCGTCCCCGGCGGCGGACTGCCATTTCTCGTCTATGAGGCGGGCGAGCGACTTCATCGACCCGCCCGCGACCGCGTTCTCCCGGAAGGCGTCAACGACCGCCGAGCGAAGGCGCACGACGACGTTCCGCGCCATCTTGTCCGTGAACACCGCCGCCAGGTTCTCGCCCTGCTGCGGCGATATGAGGGCGATCACCTCCTCGGCGTGCTCGCGCGAGTACCTGACCTTCACCCCCGTTGCGTCCGCCGCCCTGTCTGCGGCCATGCGCCCCGCGAAGTTGAGGTTCGCCCGCAGGATGTCGTCGAGCCGCTTGGAGAGCTTCGCCATCCTGTCCGCGACGACCCCGTAGGCGCGGTTGCGCTCCCTCGCCGACGAGCCGACGTCCGCCTCCCTCGCGAGAAGCGACAGCTCCGCCCGGATCGCGTGGATCGCCTCGCGCACCACCGCGTCCGCCTTCTTCGCCGCGGAGTCCGCCTTTTCGACGAGCCTCCGAAGCTGCGGGGGAAGGGGCGACTCCTTCATGTCACGAACCGTTGCGGGTCACGACACCGAGCCGTCCGAGCCACGAGAGGGCGCGGGGGCTCCACTGTCCGGCGCTCCCCGCGAGCGTGAACGCGGGCGAGCGCTGGTCCTCCTGGTCGAGCGACGGGACCATAGACCCCGTGCCGCCCGTCGGCTGCGCGTCGCGGAGGAGGGTGTAGAGCGCCTGTTCGTACGCCGCGAACTCCTCGCGGGTCGCGTCGCCCATCTGGTACTCCGGCTCGTCCTCGCGGAGCGGGCGTCCGAGGGCGCGGGAGAACTCCCGCTTCGCCATCTCGACCGCCGACTCCTTCTGCTCCGTGGAATACTCCGCCCACTTCGCCGAGAGGGTCGTGCCCTTGAAGTACTTCGACGCGCCTTCTGCCGTGATCGCCATCAGACGCCTCCCTTCGCGGCGGGCTTCTTCGCCTTCGCCTTGCTCGGCCTTCTGCGGGTCGGCTTCTGGGGCTTGCGCCCGCTGCCCGCCTCCTGGCCCTGTGGCGCGTCCGCGCCCGTGGGGGTGTCCTCGCCCGCCTGGCCCGCTCCGCGCTCCCCTGCGGCCTCCTGGCGGCCTCCTGGCGCGTCCTGCGCCTCGTCCGGCAAGCTGGCGTCGTCGGGAAGGTCGCCCGGACCCTGCGGATTGTCGCCCTCCGGGGGCTTCGGGGGCTTCGGCGGCTTCTTCCCCGCCTTCGCGCCCGGCCCGTAGATTTCCGCGAACCTGCGGCGGAACGCCTCCGGGGTGTCCTGCTTGTTCCGCTCTTCGCGCTGGCTCTCCAGTCTCTTGACTGCCGCTATGAGGTTGTCCATAGTCTGTCCTCGTGTGGTTTTTGGTTTTCCTGCGTTCGGCTAATACGGGGAACCCGAAAAAACAGCCCCAGCCCGACAGGGGCCGGGGCGTTTTGCGCGTCGCGGCGGGGCTACTCCTCGCCGCTTCCGCCTTCGCCTTCGTTTTCGGACTCGCCCGCGCCCTCGCCTTCCTCTTCGTCCTCCTCCTCGTCGGGGAGAAGGGCGTCGAGCGCGGCGCGTTCGGTCGTCGCGTCCTCCTCGGCGTCCACCTTGGCGAGATACGCGGCGGCGGCGGCCTGGAGCGCGGCAAGCGCCGCCTCCGCCTCGTCGCGCTGCGAGATCGCCTGGTTCTTCGCCGACAGTGCCTGGTCGCGGACCTGCACCGCGCTGGCGCGGTCGGCTATGGCCTGGTCGCGGGCGGTGATCGCCGCCTGTAGCGCCGTCTCCTTGGCGGCAAGCTCGGACGCGAGGTTCGAGGGCTCGGCGACGGTATCGCCCGCCTCCACCTTCGCCTTGATCGTCGCAAGCGCCGTGCTTGGCATGTTGAAGCTCATGTCGTGCCTCCTGTACCTTGTGCGCCCGCGCGGGCGGCGTCCGCGAAGGGGCCGCCCGCGAAGGCGTCGGATTAGGCGATCTTGACGAGGAGCTTCACGGCCCGGATTTCCTTCGGGTCGTAGACGCGCGTCCAGTTGGAGGCCGTCGCGAGCTCCGTGTTGGTCGGGCCGCCGTCCTTCTCGGCCTCGCCAGTCCACTTGTAGCCGCGGAGGTGGAGGATCGAGGCGGTGCGGGAGATCAGGAGGTCGTTGCCCTTGAGCTTCTCGCGGTCCGTCTCGAAGGGGACCTTCTCCGGCACGGGGTTGTACGCGACCGCGCCGCGACCGAACAGGTAGATCGTCGCCACGCCAGTGGAGGGGTTGTACGGCATGTTGTCGTCAACCACGATGTCGCGCCCGTTGTAGCGGGGGAGGGTGGCCGCGCCTTCGCTCGCGCGGTAGAGCGCGGCGTTGGTGTCCATGCCGGACAGGTACGTCTCGACCGCCGAGTGCATCGCAATCGCGGTGAGCTCCAGCTTGCGGTCGCCGAGCTTCTGGGCGCCGAGCATGATGTCGGTCTTGCCCATCGTGTTGGCGGAGAGGTCGAGGACGAGCGAGTTGCTGTCCGCCGCCGCGTTCCTGCCGAACACGCCGTTCAGCACCGAGACGAGGCGCTTCTGGTGCATCTTGTTCCAGTACGAGACGAGCTGGGTCGCGATCTGCGCCATCGGGTCCTTGCCGGAGAGGTCGGCGGAGAGGTCCGTCGCCCCGAAGGCCTTGCCGCGGCGGCAGATGACCGCCACGTCCGTGGCCGCGTCGATCTTGTCGGGCGTGAGCGCGGTATCCTCCTCCAGAACCTCGTCGTCGCTCGCCGAGTCGAGGGTGTTGAAGAAGGGCAGCGTCACCGTCTTGCCAGAGACGGAAGCCGCGCAGCGCCTCGCGATCTCCGCGTCCTGCGCGGCGATCCCGGAGCGGAAGAGGAAGGACTGCTCGATCATCTGCCGACCGAAGTATTCTGCGAACATCGGCGTCTGCACGAGGTCCGCGATAAGAGTCATGCTCATTTGTGTTTCTCCGTTTTAGGGGTTGTCGTTTCTGCCGCGCCGCCCCTACTTCCCGTCGGCGGACTCCTTCGCCGCCTCCGCTTGCAGGGACTTCGCGAGTTCGGGGTTCGAGCCCATGAGCTTGATCCCCTCCGTCAGGTTGAAGGACTTCTTGCTGAACGGGTTCGGGCCCTGGTAGCCGCCCGTGTTCGGGTCGCCCTGGGTCCCCACCCCTCCGTGCCCATCGACTGTTATCAAAGCCGGGTTGTCCGCCTTGAACTTGTCGATCGTGGCCTTCACAACTTCCGCGTTCGACATGTCCACCCCCTTGAAGGCCGCGTCAACGGCGCTGTCGAAGAGGGCTGCTGATATACCCTTCGCAGCGGACATCTTCGCGTCCCCCACCGCCTTGCGGATAGCGTCGGCCCGGGCCTGTGCCGCGAGTTTTTCCTGGCTCTCCTTGTTGGCCTTGAGTAGGTCCGCTACGTCCTTCTGCAACTTGGCTATGGTGTCCTCCGAGCCCGCGCCGGACTTCTTGGCGTCGTCCAGGGCCTTCGTGAGTTCATCGACCTTCGCCTTGAACCCGTCGCGCTCCTGCTCCGCCTTCTTCCGTGCGCTCGCCGCCGCCGTGTCGATGATCGCCTGTTCGTCGTACTTGCCGACAAACTGCTTCTCCTCGTCGGTCAGCGCCTCGCCTTTCAGCACCTTGGCCAGCACTTCCTTGATCTTCATCGTGGTTTGTTCCTTCGTTTACGCGGCATTTCCCCGCCGTGGAGGGGTTGTTCGCGCAGCTTCCCCGGAATGGGCGGGTGTGCGTGTTCCCCGTGAAAATAGCGCCCTTGTCAATCCTCGTTCCCGCCGCCCTGCTTCTTGAGGAGCCTGGCGAACGGGTCGGGAAGGGGGTTGGACAGCTGCTCGTCGCTCATCGCGTCGATCTCGGCGGCGGCCTCGTCGAAGGCCTCGTCGTCGCACCCGCCCACCTCGCGCAGGACGCGGAGCGCCGCCTTTATCACCATCTTGCGCATGAGCGGCGGCACGTCCGGCATGTTGGCTATCGTCGCGAGCGCGGCGGAGAGGGCCGTCGTGTCCACGACGTCGAACTTCGTCGGGTAGACTGGCTCGTACTTCGTGAAGGTGCCGTCGAAGTCGGCGGACATCTCCACGAGCTTGCGCTCCGCCGCCTGTAGGATGAGCGCCCTGTGGCCCAGGGTGGAGTTGGTGTCGAGCTGGTCGAACTGCTTGGACTCGGCGGTCTGTATCTGCCGCGTCTCCTTGTTGAACAGCGCAAGCCCCGCCATGTCGAAGAGGAGCGCCCGCTTCCTGTTCGCCTCCTCCACGATCTGCGCGAGGTCGCCCGCGTTCGGCTGGATGTAGCGCGTCGTGCCGCGGTCCTCCGCGTCCTCGTAGAGCGGGTTGGAGCGGCCCTTTATGAGCTCGCGCTGAATCCTGATCTTCTCCTTGCCCTTGGCGTTCTCCAGCTTGAGCTCCACGTCGAGCGCCTGTAGCAGCGAGTAGGGCACGACGAGCTGCGGATAGACGCCGTTCGTCAGCGTCTCGTTGTGCAGGGAGTCGAGGTTGAGTATCTGGCACTGGATGTTCTCCACGTCGTCGAACCAGTGCGGCTTCGCGGACGGCTTGCCGACGAGCACGAACGGTATCTTCTTGAGCCCCGGTACGACGGCCTTCGTGCGCAGGACGAGCCCCGCGACGTCCTTGCTCGCCTTCTCCGTCACGTACACTTTGCCGTCCTCCGCCCTGTGGTAGAGCGTGTAGATGAACGTGTCCTCCGGGTCGCGGTCGGGGTCTGCGTCGATCCGCTTGTAGGACTTCGTGATGAGCCAGCGTATCTCGCCGCCCTCGTCTATGTGCCAGTCGGTGACGGACTGCGCCCCCCAGAGCCGCCAGCGCACGGGGTTCTCCTTCGCGTCCTTCGCGGTGTAGGGGACGGGGTTGCCCCTGTCGTCGATCCTCTGCGGGTTGCGGTCAACCTGTAGCCAGCACCACCCCGCCGCCGTGATCTCCGTCGAGACGTCCTCCATGAAGCGGTTGACGGTCTGCCCGTCGCCCGTCACGTCGTCGGTGAAGGACTCGTCCGCGCCGTTGCGCGTGGCGGACGCCTTGAACAGGTACTGGTTGATCTTGGACGCGATGCGCCCCGCGTCGTTGACGAGGCAAGCCCGCTCCTTGCGGCCCACGACGCCGTCGTCCTGCGAGCCGAGCCATGACACGTCCGTCTCGTTCGGGGCCCGCTGGAGCCTCGCGTCGATGTACGGCCTTCCGCCGTCGATGGACAGCCTGTTGTACCCTATCTGCACGTCCCTGACGACGAGCACGGGGTTCTTCCTGGTCGTTATGTCGCCCATGTGCTTGTTCTCCTGTCTCCGTGGTATAGCCGCATAGTATCAGGGCGAGAAGATCGCGGGCCGCTCCGCGAAGCGTATCTCGTCCTCCATCGCCATCCTCGTGGCGTCTATCCAGTGGTTGTCCCTGTCCGGGAACTCGTTCTTGAGCGTGCCGTCCCGGAAGCGGTCGTACTCGTACTGCGTGAACTCGTCGGCGGCGGGTTTGGCGTCCACCGGGTCTATGACGATCTCGACGAGGCTCCGCAGCCAGTTGACGCCGAACCTGGGGAAGTCCGCCTTCTTGTAGCACGGCCTCGCGCCCCTCGCGCCGAGGTAGCGCAGCTTCGCGATGACGCGCGGCTCCGCCGAGTCGCAGATGACGTACTTTCCGAGGAGCTTGTGCCTCCGCAGCATGTCGGCGATCTGCTCCTCGAACATCCCGAGCCCGCCGTCCGCCCCGAATATGTACAGGCGGCGGTTCTTGCGGTCGTACGCGCACATGGAGAGCGCGGTCGGGTCGTTCGTGAAGCCGAAGTCCATCCCGAAGCGGAACACCTTGAACTGCGCCCGCTCCTCCGGCGTGATGCGGCGCACCGTGACGTTGCGGAACACCTCGCCGCCCGTCCCCGTCTGCTCGCCGAGGTAGATGTGCCTGAACCGCTCCGGCTGCAACTCCCTGACGGACTCCGCCTCGCGCAGGAAGGGGGCGCCGAGCCACCGCTCCTGGAGCTCTCGCGGGTGCATGAGGTAGTTGGAGAGGTGCACGAGGCGGTTTGCCTTGGGGAAACGCGCCTCCACGTTCACCCACGACGTCAGCGACTCCGGCGGGTTGTACGTGCCGATGAACTGGAACAGCGGCCCGCCTCGCCCGATGGACTCTATGACGGTGTGGACCTCCTCCCAGCCGTTGTACTGGTCCAGCTCCTCGAAGTGCGCGAACTTGCAGTAGCCGTGCTCGAACTCGGCGGACTTCGACTTGTCGGCCTTGTCGAGGCCGAGGAACCGTATCTCCTGCCGGAGCCCGTGCCTGTTGCGGAACGTGATGCGCTGCGGGGAGTTGTGTATCTTGAAGAATCGGTCGAGGTGGTTGTCCCGGATCGTCTTGCAGTAGCGGGCGAACACGGTCCCGGCTATCGTGTCCTTCACCTTTCGGAACACGACGGCGTTTGCGTCCGGGTCGTCGAGTATGCCCATGTCCACGCGGCACGAGGTCGTCGTTGACTTGAACGAGCCGCGCCCGCCGCCGAGGAAGTACTGGTCGTGGCGGTACTCCACCATGTCCTCGATCACGTCGTCGAACACGGGGGATATGTAGTCGGCGAAGTTGACTACGGGGCCGCCCATCAGCTCTCGCGCTCCGCCTTGACCTTGCTGTCGCGCCGCGAGAAGGTGAACGTCGGAACCTCCTCCTTCTCGATCTCGATGTGCTGCCCGAAGCCGCGCTGCCTCCCCAGGCGGTCGAGCAGGAACGCGCCCGCGTTGACGTTGACCGGGACGGGCCGCCCCGTCTTGTCCCTCGCGACGTTCCCTATCGCCGCGTCGAACATGGCCCGCTGCGTCATGTCGATCTGCGACTCCACGCTGTCGTCGAGCTCCTTCTGCAACTCCGGCTTCCCGTGGATGTACCTGGCGAGCGTGTGCCGCGCGACGTTGAGCTTCGCGGCGATGGTGCACATGGGCGCGAACCGCCGCAGCTCGTCGATTATCGTCTCGTCGTCCTGCGGGCCGAGGACTTTTTCGTGGCGGTCCTTCCGCTGGTTTCCCCGGAGGCTCTTGTCCCCCTTCGACCCCTTTGGCCTTCCGCCTTTGCTTTTGCCGTCTGCCATTTCTCGTTCCTCCAGTGGCTCCTCGCGAGCGACGCCCTGAGGAGCGGGTAGTAGTGCTCCAGCCGCGCCAGAAGGTCCGGCGCCCTCTTCTCGACCGCGAGGAGGTTGTGCGGCATCAGACCCCCGGCGAACGACCGCGAGGCGATGTGGTACTCGTTCGACAGCCGTATGTTCGACTTCGCGAGCGCGTCCATGATCTGCGCGTGGGTCCAGTCGTAGTTCGGGTAGAACGACCTCGTGCCGTAGTAGCGGCCCCTGCACTGGCGCACCGTTATCATGCGGTCGATGGAGTCCGAGGCGTTGAGCCCGTAGGCCGTCCAGGCGTTCGGGTAGCCGAGGTGGTTGCGTATCATGCTGGCGATGTCCTGCGCGTCGTACGCGGGGAGCTGCGCCTCGTCTATCCAGGCCTCGTCGTGCGGGTACTGGAACTGCAACGCCTCGACGGCGGCGTAGAGCCCTCCGTCCTGTAGCCGTATTACGTGCGTCCCGAAGATGCGCTCCACGTAGCGCAGGTACTCGTCGGCGAAGGGCACGTGCGGGATGGCCGCGCACGTGAAGGGGACTATGCGGTCGAAGAAGCGCGACAGGTTGAGCCACGCCGCGAGCGCGTCCTTGCCCCTCGAAAACGAGAGGAGGCAGACCCCGTTCGACCTCTCCGCGATCTCTCGGCAGAGGGCGTCCGAATCGGGGTTGCCCCTGATGAACGAAACGTCGATCATCCGTTAGCCGTTGCGGCCGCCGCCGCCAGCGCTTCCGCGCATGGCGCGTCCGGTGCTGGTCCCGCGCACCGCCGCGCTGCGGGTCGAAAGACCCCAGTTCCTCGCGGCGCGGGCGGCCCCGGCTGCGCCGAACGCCCTGCGCTGGTTTGCGAGCTCGCGGCGGACCGCCGTGGGGTCGCGCCTCGCGATGTTGCGTACCGTGGTCGTGCGACCCTTGGCGGTCGAGCCGCCCTGTCTCCTTCTTGGCATGTCTGTACCTCCTGTTTGCTGCGTCAGCCGGAAGTCGTTTGTCCTGCGGTCGGAACGTCCGGCACGTTTCCGCCCACAGGTGTGAAGCCGCTATTCCTCGTCCCCGCCCGCGTCCCCCGACGCGCCCGCGCCGTCGAGCGTCATGCCCTCCAGCACCGCGTTGGGAAGCCTCTCGCGGATCGCCTTTCCCTTGTCTGGCGGGAGCTTGATGCCACACGCGCCCGCCATGTCCTCGCCGTTCGCGTAGAGCCCTTCGTACTTCGTCCTCACGCCGTGCTCCGCGCACCACCTCCCGAACGCCTTCCGCTGCTCGTTCGACATGAACACGAGGACGGCGTAGAAGCCGTAGTCCTGCATGTCCTCGAACTTCTCCTTCGACTCGGCCCGCTTCCTGTGGAGGTCCTTCAGCTTCTCGCTCTCCTCGCCAGCCGGGGACTCGTTCTCGATCTCCGCCACCGCCTCGCCCTCGAACTCGGCCCGCGCCTCCTCCGGCAGCTCTATCTTCGACAGGTCTATGCCGACGTCGCGCAGAAGGTCAAGGGAAGTGCCCTCGACCATAGCCGCATAGTCAAACTCGCCCGAAATCCCCTCCGGGTTGTTGTCGATGAACACGAAGCGGCGCTTCTCCTCCTCCGTGAGCGGTGAGCCGTCCTCGTGCGCGGCCCGCGCGATCCACTCGTCCGGGATCGACTCGTAGCCGAGCTCGCGCAGGGCCTTGAAGCGCTGGTTGCCGCCGATCACGACGCCGTTCTCGTCCACGACGATGCGCTTCACGCGCATGAAGTCGGGGTCGCGCTCCAGCGACTCCAGGAGCTTCGAGAACGCGCCCGGGCTTATCTTGCGCGGGTTGTCCTTGAGGAGCCGTATCGGCCCGTACTTCGACTGTAGCGTCTGCCTCTGCCTCTTCATAGCGCCAGCTCCCCCTGCACCCTGTCGGGCGGCGGCCTCTTCTCCGGCTTCCTGCCGCCCTTGCGGAGTCCGATCATCCCGTTGTCTATCGCGGCCCATATCGGGTTCTTCTTCTTGAGCCGCGTCCACCTCCGCCACACGACCTGGGGCGAAATCCCCATTTCGTGGGCGATCACGTAGTTCTCCTGCCCGCGCAGCCGTCGGCACACGAGCGGGGCCTCGTAGTCCGTGAGCGACGCGAACTCCGCGACGACGCGCTTCAAAAGCTCCGCCGTCGCCTGGTCCGCGACGTCTATCCGGCTCGCGGCGGACGTGCGCGACGCGAGCAGCATCTCCGCGTCCGTCCTGACGAGGACCGTCTGCGGGTTCTCCGCCGCGTCTATGTGCACGTCGCCCCCGAAGTGGGCGGACGCGCCGGAACACGCGCCGCATATCCTGCGGAGCCTGTCGATCTCCCTCTGGCGGGGGCACTTGTGGCAAACTGGCATTTCTCGGATAGTCCCAAAAATAGCCGCCGTGTCAATCGCGCCCGCACCCGTGCGCACGTGGGGTTATCGGCGGGTCGTCGGGCCCCCTCGCCACCACCCGCGCGTTCCCGTAGTAGCCGCACTGCCAGCACCCGTCGGCCCACTTCGCCCACACCCACCCGACCTGCGGGTAGGCGGCGACCGCCTCCTTGAACTTCGCGGACGCGGCGGCCTGGGAGCCGAGCGCGTACGAGCCCTTGACCTCGACCGCGACTATGGAGCCGTCCGGGCGGAAGTAGACGAAATCGGGCGTGTAGCGCCCGGACGCGACGCGGAACGTCAGCGCCTCGTAGAGCCCGCCGGGGTGGTCCGCGAGATACCGCGCCTCCGTCCTGTTTGGCGTCGCCTCCCTCGGCATCCGTATGGGCTGGGCGGAGCGCGTTTTCGGCGGGCATTTAGCCCTCGCGCCGTGTACCGTTAAAATCTGCCTTTCCGCCTGGCTCCTGAGGTGCGGCGGAAGGTCCGACAACTTGAACTTGACAGTCGATCCCATTTTGTGCTATCCTCTCTCGCGCGTGTGCGCGGTTTGAAACCTTTCTAAGTCCGGGAAGTGGCGGCAAGCCGTCTCCCCCGGCTCGACGTAGACGCGGTGCACGGGGCAGTACAACACGCGCCTGCCGAGCGCCCGCAGAAGGTCGCGCCCGGCGGCCTCGACCTCCGAACAGTCCCCGCACGTCGGCGTGGGGACGGCCTGGGCGTCTTTGGCGTCCTCGAACGCGCGCGCGGGGGAGCCGCCGCTCACGACAGCCCCCCCGTCCCGCCGCGCCCACGAGCGCACGGACTCGTACGCCCACGCGGCGACGGCGCAGATGAAGTCGATGACGCCGAAGCGGAAGTCCCCGACCGTCAGCATCTCGTTCTGGATCGTCATTTCGCGTTCCCTCCCGCCGGGATCGTGCCGCGGCGGATGACGGTCGCGCCATTCCCCAGCGTGACGCGCTGCTCCCCTTCGGCCTCCGGCTTCGCGCGGCGCGTGTACTTGCGCTTCTGGCGCGGAGCCTCGGCGACGTCGGGCGCGGGCTTCGGGGCCTTGAACCCGCCGCGCTCGCCCTCGATCTCGATCCCGAACACGACCGAGCTCCCTATCGCCGCCGTCCGCATGGCGTTGGCGATGTACTCGCGCTTCGCGCCGTCCGCGACCGCGACGTTGATTTTGAACGACTCTATCTTCATGTGTTGTCCTTTCGCTTGTTGTCTGTGTCTGTGGTTTGTGTTGCCGTCATCCGGCGTCCTTAAAATTGGCCTTGCAGAAAGTCGGCTTGCGTGGCGTTCGCCAATGTCGGCGTGTTGAACCAGCGGAGCGTCGGCTCGCCCCTGTAGCCCTTGCGCCAAATGAACCACGCATAGCAGATGGCGGTGCCCTTCATGTTCTCGAAGTCGCCGTTCATGGCGCAGTGCGACCTCCTCGACGAAACGTAGACGCGCTCCAGGTTGCCGAGCGAGAACAGTTCCCGATAGCGAATTGCGCCTTCGAGAAACTGCACCCGCAGAAACATGGCGACCCGGCAGGGGGGGGGGGACAAGTTGAAGCGCGTGTATCACAAACTCCATTGCGAATTTATACGGCGGGTTGGTTATCACGTCTCCATTGAACGGCTTGTCGTAGGCGAGGAAATCCACGCCGCTCTCGCCGTAGCCGTAGTCGTAGAGGTCTTGCGCCTTGACATTGTAGCCGCGAGCGGACAGCACCTTCGCTATGTGTCCCGCGCCGCAACACGGCTCCAATATGTCGCGCGAGAAAACCTCCGCGTCGAGTAGTTGGCTCACGGCCTCCGGGCTTGTCGCGTAGAAGTCGTGCGCTTCCCGTTCGCCCGCCGAGTGGTTAGACGCGCCGAGCGTCACGAACGCGGTCTTTGAGTTGCCTGTCCAGTCTTTGCTCATGCGTTCCCCCCTGTGTTTAGCGCACAGCATGGCGATCCTGTCAACCATCTTGAGCCCGCGCCACTCCGGGTGGCTAAATGCCTCGTCGCACTCTTCGCCGTCGTATGCGCGGCATCCGTAGTCGTAGTTGAAGTCAGGACACCACGTCCCGACGCAGTGCTCCTTGATGAAGTCCGCCGTCTTCACTCCGCGCCTCCCTTATTCGCCGTGTAGGGCTTCTGCGCCCATGCAAATGGACACTCCGTTTTGATGAGTTTGTGAAGTCTGCATTTGCTGCATATATGGCTGCCGTCATTGACTTTTGCGTATTGCCTCTTACAAAATTCAGCCATGCGCTCGGATTGCTCCTTCGCCGTCCCGACATCACACTCGCGAAGGGGCCTGGCAAGGGCGGCCTTTATCTTGCGCCTTACGGCGTAGGCCTGGTGTGACAGCGGCGACCTGTCCGCGTTCTGCATGTCAAAAATCAAATCAAGGGCCGCCCGCAGCGCCTCGCGCATCGCCTCGACGTTATTTGCCTCCATCGCGCCCTCCCTCCTTCGCCGGGGCGAGTAGCCAGCGCACCATGCAGAAAACGCACGGGGCTTCCATGTCGATGCGGGAACACGCCCCGCAGTCGCGCACGGTCGCGGTCGCCGCGTCCACGGCCTCTTCCGTGAGGTATATGTCGCAGTTTCGCGGCTCGCTTTTGTATGCCCTCATTGCCGCAGCAACCCTCGCCGCCTCCACGGGGTCGTCGGAATCGAGGCGCAGGACGAAGTACTTTTTCCCCTTTAGAGGCGTTCCGTCCGTGTGCGCTATCCTGTACTTGTCGTACATCTTGCCGTCCCAGCTCACTCCGCGCCTCCTTCCCTGTCCACAACCTTGACGTGCTTCGGGAGCCGTTCCTCTATGAAGCGGCGGACCTCGGCCTTGAACTTCGACAGCTCCACGGCGTCGATGTCGAGCGACAGCGACGCGACAATGGCCGACGCCGAGATTTCGACGCGTGGGTAGCATCCGTTCTCCATCGTCAGCTCGCACCTCGTGGCCTGGTAGATTACCTGGCAGTTCACCTTGCGCCTCCTTCCTCGTAGGGCATCTGCGCCCAAACCAGAGTGCGACGGCCAATGGTATTGCACGGGCAATCCTTACAAATGTATTGGTTGCAGTATGCAAAACATCGCTTCGACTGCTCCTCCGCCGTGCCAATGTCGCACTGGCGCGGCGGCGCGGCAAGGGCCTCAACGCATTTCCTCAACATCGGCAACAACTTGCTGAAAGGCAGTTGGTTGACGATTGTACTTTCGCCGTAGTTGAACGCAAGAAGGACAGCCTCTATCGCCTCGTGCAACTTCGCGCAGTCGCCAACTGCCGACGATTTTTCAGCAGTTGCCATCTTGCGCCTCTGCTCTTCCGAAATCGCGTCGTTCAGCCGCTTGATAACCTCGTCCTTCGCGGCGACCTCGGCGTCCAGCTCGGTGCGCCTTTGGTTGAGCGCGTCGATCTCGCGCTTGTGCGCCAAGTCGAGACTGTGGGCGTAGTAGCGAAGAATCTCCCTGTCGTGCCGATGTTCCGGGATGGGGCCGCTCTCCATTTCCGCTACGATGTCGGCGTGGCTTTTCAAGGCGTTGTTCATTTCGACACCTCGCTTTCTCTGAGGATGGCGCGGGCTTCCTCAGCTATGTGGTAGAGGTTGACGACGCCGGAGATCGGCTCCATCGCCTTGCAGAACTTCTCGACGATCCTGCGCAGCTTCGCCGCCGTCTCGATGTGATGGGCGAGCTCCGCGAAGTACCTCATGGACGGCTTGCCAAATATGGTGGGCGCGTCCTGCGACAGCTCCGCCGCCTTTGAAATCTTGCGCAGATCCTCTGCGGCGGCTTCCAAGTCGTTGCAGTCCGAAACAGGCTGCGGCGCTCGGCACTCGTAACATGCCATGTCCGCCGCGTTGTAGGCGTACACGAGCGCGTCGTACAGGTGTTGCCCGCACTTCGCGTCGTCCTCCGGCTGGTGCGCGAGGACCGCCGTTATGTGCGCCTCGATGTCCTTCAGCGAATTGCGCATCTTCTGGTTCTTCGGCGTCATTCGGCCACCACCTTTCCGCCAAGCAGGATTTTCTGGAGAAGCCGCACCGCACCGCGCAAGGTTTCGCCATGCGCGATCCGCTTGCAGTTCTTGTCGTTCTTGTCGGTGACGCTCCACACCCGGTGGCCGTGAATCCGGTCGTAGCCGACGTTGGTTATGTAGTAGCGCCCGTCGTAGATGTATTCGCCAGCTTCGATCTTCTTCAGCTTCGACGTGTCGCACACGCCGCGCTGGATGCGTTCGTACAGCGCGTCCATTTCCCTGCTCTCGCGGCGGTTCCACCCGCAGCTGTACGCATGGACGAACGGGCAGAGCGAAGTCGGAAACCTCCGCTTCCGCTCTTCGGCGACGATCTTCTTCATCTTTTCGCAATGCTGCGCCGACGCACGTTGACCCAGACGCGCCATTGTGCGTTCTGAATGGTCGTAGTCAACCTCAACGAACCACAGTTCACGCGCCGCAAGGTGCGGCAACGCCGCGCGGATTTTCTGCTCGAAGCTCATCCCCGCAACGCTTTTCTTCTTGCCTCCTGTTTTCATCTGTACCCCCTTTGCCGCTTTTCGCGGCGTATTTTCTTTTGTGACTTCTTCCACTCGCGGTGCGGGTGGTGTCCCCTGTTGTCGTCCGGCGGCCACGGGACGAGCTCCACCGTCCACGGGAGCATCGGCGCGAACGCCGCGATCTTCGCGAGCTTGTTCATGCCGACCTCCTGAACCTGTGCTGCCCGCAGTGTTGGGTGACGTCGTTGATCTTCCTGCCCTTGTAGTCCGGCGGGTACACCGTGTTGCCGCATCCTTCGTAGTGGCACACCCTCATGCCGTCGAGGTGGGCGCAGTTCGCGCATGTCCTCGGCTTCGGGTCGAGCGGCGATGGCACTCTCTCGGTCATCGCGCGGCCCTCCTTCCCTTCGCGAGCCTCTGCCGCCACGAGAACTCCTCCACCATCGGAAGTATGCGGCGGTTGAAAACCTCCGACTGCGGCTCCTTCGTCTCGCCGAACGTCTCGGCGATCCTGCGCACGGCCTTCTTCCACCTCGCCCGCTCGCGGCAGTTGCAGCGGATAGTCACCCGCGCCGGGTTCACCATCGACCCCGTGTTCCTGGGGTAGTCGTCGCCCGCAAAGGCGTATTTGATCTTAGGCATGGTATTTGCTCCTTTTTCGGTTTTGGTTTTGGTTATGTTGATAACTTTGGGGTATGTTGATAACTCGATCCCGTCGGATTCGGCTCCCTGGGGGCTTCTGGCGGGGTTTTGGGGCTTCCCCCTGTCCTCGTACCCTCCGATCCCTGCGGCGGCTCCTGGGGGCTCCTGGGCGGCTCCTGGGGCGATTCCTCCGGCAAGGGCTGAAAGCGGGGGCACTCCTCCGGCGGGCGGGCGGGGTCCATTCGGTCCGGCGGGGTCTTGACGCCCCGGCGGCATCCGGCCCCCGTGCAGTTCGCGCACCGCTCGGCGCAAAGCAGCCAAAACTCCGGCTTGCCCATGTCCGCCGGGGGCTGTAGCTCGCGCGTCCGGCGCTCGTGCTCGTCGCGTATCTTCTCCAGCTCCTCCGGCTTCGCGCGGTTGTACCACGCCTTGAGCGTCGGCCTCCAGTTCTGGTTGCCGATCAGACTCCCGTTCGTGTTCCGCCAGTCCCGCGCCGACATTTCCCCGTACCACCACTCGGCGTACCAGCGGGGGACACCCATCGCCGACTCCGCGACGGACGCGACCGTCGGCAAGGCCGGGATGTCGCCTCGCGCATACGCGCCCGCACCCGCGCCCGGTGAGAGCGCGTGTACGGGGGTGTGGGCTAATAAGGGGGGCTTGGGGGGAGAAGAAGGGGAAGGGGGGTAATGATTGTAATCACCGTAATCATTACAATCATTACATTCATTACTCTGCTTGGCACGGAAACGCCGCACTGCCTCGCGGTTCTTCCTCTTGCGATCCTCCCGCTTCTGGGTTATCTTGTCCTGTGCCGCACCCATGATTTCCGCCACGTCGCGAAGATGCTCCGGCAGGGACACCGAGCGGTCGAGGAGCCACTTGAGAAGCAGCACCTTCTCGCTGTCGGTGTACCCGTCGGAGTTGAGGGCCGTCGCGTATGTGTCGGTGAGCTCGATCACGTCAGAACGGCATTTCGTTGTTGATGAGGTCGATCACCTTCTGCCACGTCGCCGCGTCGATCAGGTCGTAGTTCTTCTCGGGCGTGATGCGCTCGACAACCTTGAAGAACATCTGGTTCCTGTCGTCGCCCGGCAGCAGCGACGGGTTGCGCTCGCAGAAGAGCCGCCACGTCTCCTTCTTGAGCTCGGCGGGCGTCATGGCGGGCTGCGCGGGGGCCTCCGGCGCGGGCGCGGCTGGGGCTGGCGCGGCGGGGGCTGGCGACTGCGGCGAATCCGCCGCGCCCTGCTGCCCCTTGTGCATCCTGTTCCAGTTCCCGGCGGCGGCCTTGAGCTTCGCCCCGAACTTCGCGCCGAGCGCGTTGTGGTTGCCCGCCTCGATGGCGGCCCCGTGCGACGAGCCCGGCACGTTGATCCACTTGACGTCGGGGAAGTCCTCGAACACGCCGTTCTCGTTCGGCTTGTTCGACTGCCTCCTCTCGACGACGATCTCGACGTCCCACGCGGAGAAGTTCCCCTTGAACCACCCCGTCGAAACGCCGTCCCACCCCTGCGCCCACTCGCGCACGGAGTCGTAGTTCTTCGTCACGTTGCCGGAGTTGTCAACGAGGCACTGCCTGGAGGTTATCTGGCATCCCTCGTACTCGCCCTCGGTTATGACCCACTCGACGCCGAGCATCAGCCCGTCGCCGTTCTTCGTCGGGTACGCGTCCGTCTGGAGCGCCCGCGCCCTGTACTTTCCCGCCGGAAGGTTCCTGTTGTACATTTTCGTTTCCTCCTTGTGCGCTTAGTGGATGATCTGCGTCCAGTCGAAGAGCTCGCCCGGCGTGATCGTGAACTGCGCGGCGTGGCGCGTCCTCGACTTCGCCATGATGTAGGGGAGCGGCCCCGCGTAGAGCGTCTTGGTGTCGCCGCCTATCGCGTTCTTCTTCTTGTCGCCCGCGACGTCGGCCTTGAGCATGAGCACGTGGTCGGCGTTGTTGCACATGAAGTGGCGCGGGCTGTCCTTGCCGCTCTTCATGGAGAGCGCGTCGAACATGAACTGCTTGTACTCCGTCGAGTCGCCGTTGGGGACGGTCTCGAACATGGAGTGCGCTATTATCATCACGTTGCGGTTGTGCCGCTTGTGGTTCTCCACCGGGCCCCAGAAGTTGGGGATGAGCCAGCGGAACACGTACATGGGCCCCGTCGAGTACTCGTAGTCGTCGAGGCACGTCGCCCGCGTCTTGGCCTTCGTGGGGCTGTGCGCGTAGGTGTACTCCTTCGCCCAGTCCTGCACCTTCGACAGCGAGTCGATCACGATGTGGTCGAAGCCGTCGAAGATCGGCGAGTTGAGCGCCTTGCAGAGGGAGGCGAAGTCGGTGATGCCGCGCAGCACCTTGACGCCCTTGCCAATGCCGAGCTCGTCCCACGTCTCCTTGAGCTTCGCGGTGGAGTTCTCCAGGTCCAGGAACGCGATCTTCCCCGGAAGCATGGCGGCGAGCGTCGTCTTGCCCGTGCCGGGCTCCCCGTAGAGTATCGTGATCGCGCCCAGGCGCTCCTCGCCCACGTCGGCGAACGAGAAGGGGGACGGCTCCCCCTTGCCCTTCGCGGGGGCCGGATTCGGCGCGGGGGCTGGTGCGCCTCCCGCTGGTGTCGGTATTTCCTTCATGGTTTTTGTCCTTCTTGGTTTGTTGTTTGGGTTTTGGTTTTGGTCCTCCGCCGCTTAGACCATCCCGTCCTCCTCGGGTCCGGGTATCTTCGCGGTGGAAAGCTCCTCGTTCGGCGGCGCGATGCGGAAGCCGCCCGGCGGGTTCGCGGGGTCGATCTCGACGCGCCCGTGGCACACGGCGCGGTAGGCGCACTGGTCGCACACGAAGCCGTTGCAGTTGCGCGGCCACGCGGCGGCGGGGTCCATGCCCTTCGCGGCGAGCGCCCGCGCCTCGCCCTTGATGTACGTCAGGATGTGGCACACGGCCCGCATCTGCGCCTTGAACTCCTCGATCATCGCCGAGGTTATCGCGACCTCGCGGCGCTTGAAGTAGAAGTCCGCGCCGCGCACGGCCATCATCGGAGCGCCCGAAGGCGTGAAGCGCGGCTTGCCGTCCTTCGTCGTCGCCTGCTTCGGCTCGCCCGTGGCGTCCGCGAGGAGGCGGTCGGCGAACTCGGCGGGCGTCTCGTCCTTGCCCGGCTTGATCGTCGGCTTGCGCACGACGTCGTACACCACCGTGTCCGGCATGATGCCGCGCGACGTCAGCGCGATGAAGTACTTGTAGAGCTGCGGGTTGAACGAGAGCCTGAGCCAGTAGTCCGCGCCGTCCGCGATGTCCTCGCCCGTCGTCTTGTGCTCGACGAGCGCGAGGCGTCCGTCCTTCAGGACCGCGAGGCCGTCGATCTTGCCCGCCCCGTAGAACGTGCGCGACCCCTCTATCGGGTCGGGGCCGAACTCGATCTCCGGCTTCATTTCCGCGATCTCGTCCGCGTCCCCGCTGTAGCGGGCGTAGTACGCGCCGACGAGCCCGTAGAGCTTCGCGTCCGCGAACGTCTCGATGTCGTCGCGGTTGAACATGGCCTTGAACGTCACGCCGTGGGCGCGTCCCTCCAGGGCCTCGTGGAACGCCTTCCCGAACATCAGCGCCTCCGCGTCCTCGGCGGGGCGGAGCCCCAGCTCGTAGCGGTAGTAGTGCTGGCGAAGGCAGTTGAGCGCCGTCGTGGTGCGGCTTGACGTTAGCAGTTCCTTTTCCATGATTCAGTCCTCCCCGTTTCCGTTGTTGTTTCCGTTGTTGTTTCCGTTGATGGCCTGTGCGAGCGTCATGCCCGGCTTCACGCCCATGACGACCTCGATCAGCCCGGACGCCGAGCGGAACATGACGGGCGGCACGTCCTCCGAGAGGAGCATTTCCACCTCGTCGTCCACGGACGCGCCGAGCGCGTCGAGGTAGTTCTTGATGTTGATGCCGCACGTGACGGCCTTCGCAGGAAGGTCGCCCCCGGCCTTGAGCTCCGCGTGGGACGATGAGCCGTCCGTCGCGCTGTCGAACGAGACGAGGCCGGACGGGGCGACCTTCATCACGGCGAACAGCCCGCCCCTGTCGATCTCGCTCCCCGACACCTCCACGGCATGGAGTGCGCGGAGCAGTTCGGAGCGGTCGGCCTCTACCTTCGTGCTGTACAGGTCGGGCCTCGGTATCACCTGCCGCCAGTTCGGGTAGTCCGCGTCAATGACCTTGCCGTTGACGGACCAGTCGTCCGTCCTGGCGGAGAAGAACCTGTCGCCGATGTCGGCCACGACGTCGCCCGCCGCGTCGGCGAGCAGCGACGAGATGACGGAGGCGAGGCGGAGCGGCAGCGTCACCGTCCGCGCGTCCTTCGCCTTCGGCGGGGGCGACTTCGCGGCGGGGTGGCAGAACGCGGCCATGCGCCTTCCGTCCGCCGCGACCGCCACGAATCCGTCCTTCGCCGTTTCGAGGCACACGCTTATGAGGTTCTGGCGCGTCGTGTCGCGCGAGGCGGCGTGGAGCACGGACATGATCGCGCGGCGGAGCACCTTCGCGTCCGTGCGGAACTTCTGCGACTTGCCCTTGCCGCCGTCAACGACGGGCCACTCCTCCGGCTTCATCGCGTAGATCGCGGAACGCGACGACCCGCACCTGACCTTGAGGCGGACGAGGCCGTTCCCCTCCGCCGTGGAGAGCTTCACGTCGCCCTCCGGCATGGTGGCGACGGTCCGCGCCAGCGTCTCGTGGTTCACTATCGCGACGCCGGGGCTGGCGACGGACGCGTCGGCCTTCGCCGTCACGTACACGTCGAGGTTCGTCGCCGACACCTCCGCGTGTCCGTCCTCCGTCGCCTCCAGGCGGACGCAGCGCAGGACGGGGAGCCCGTTCGCGCATACGGCGGACTTCACCATTCCGAGGGCAGCCGCGAGCTTGCCCCTCTCGATTGCGCACTCCATCACTCGCCCTCCAATCCGTTCTTGAGCTTGTCGATCTCGCCCTCCAGCTCCTCGACTTTGCCGTTGAGGTCGTCGTTTTCTTTTTTGAGTTTTTCGATCTCGTCGTTGAGGTCGTCTTTGTCGGACTCCAGCTCGTCAACCCGGCTTTGCAGCTCGTCGGCCTCGTCGCTGTCCTCCAGCTCCTTGATTCGGTCGCGCAGCTCTTCGGTGTCCGCCGCGTTGTTCGCGTCGGCGATCAGCCCGTCGAGCGTTCCCTCGATGTAGCCGGGAAGGGCGCAGAGCCGCCTCCCGTCCTCCCAAATCTCCGCGACCCGCGCACCTCCCTGGGGCGGGACCGCGTAGACGATCTTGTACTTTTCGTTCATCGGTTCTCCTTCGTGGTTTTGGTTTCAGTTGAGAGCCGCCCGGCGCAAACCGCCTCGACGGACTCTGCGGAAATCCGCTTCCCCTTGTGGATGCGCACCGTGCGGAGCGTCCCCTCGCGCTTCATGCGGGCGACGGTGGACTTCGACACGCCGAGCACGTCGGCGGCGTCCTTCTCCGTGTACATGCGCACCTTCGGCCTCACGCGGCCGCCGAGCGCGACCTCCACGTCCTCGCGCTCCTCGCGCGTCACGGACGGGTCGGCCTTCAATACGGTCATTATGGTGTCCCTGGTTGACTTCATCATGGCCGTGCCTCCTACAGCGCGAGCAGAAGGGCGAACAGGGCGACGGCGAGCGGGACGCCGAGGATGGTCCCGACGACCTCCTCCCTGCGCCTCTTCCTGATCTCCGCGTCAGCCGCGTACTCCTCCGGCCTCCAGGCGTAGAGCGTGTCGGTGTACTTGCTCACTTCGCGCCTCCCTTCTTCAAGCCGTCCTTGATGAGCGACGCGGCCTCGCGCATCATCGCGCGACCGTTCGCCCTGGCCTGCCGTTCGAGGGCGCTCTTGTCCTTCGGCGGCAGCTTGACGATTATCGACTTTTCCTTTTCCATTTTGGCCTCCGTATATAAACCCCTGGCGGGATTCGGTTTATATAAACCCGCGCCCAAAAAAAATTAGGCGCTGCGCTTCGTCGTCTTTTCGACCGGGATGCCGTGGCTCTTCGCCTTCTCCCGGATGATCTCGCCGAGAAGGGCTCCCGGCGTCTTGCCCTGCCTTGAGCAGAGCGTCACGATGTTGGCAAGGGTCTTGCCGTCGAGATTGAGCTCGATTCTTTCGGTGTTCATTTGGTTAGTCCTTCCTGTTTTGCCTTTTCGGCGATTGCCTTGCGGATGAAGTCGGAGCGGTCCTTGATTATGCCGAGGTCGCAGAGCTGTTTCAGCAGGTCGCGGTCCCGCTTTTCGAGCCATACTGAAATGGCCTTGTTGCCGTCCTTGTGTTTTTGTGGCATGGTTGGAATCCTGGTTTTGGTTTCTGCGGACATTATACCACAGGTTTATATACGCCGTCAATAGTGAATTTATAGAAAATCGCTATACCACCCGCCGCCGACTTTATGGTATAATCGGCGGCATGAAGAAGATAGCGACCCTCGCCGCGCTGCTCGCGGCCCTCGTCTCGTACGCTGGCGGCGAAGCTCCGGCGGAGAAGCCCGACAACGTGCGCACGCTCGGCGAGCTCGTGGGCGTCGATCTCACGAAGCCCTGGCCGAAGCCCGGCGACGAGACGTTTAAGATGCCAACGCCGATAGGGCCGTTCGCCTCCGGCTACGTGTACACGAACACGACCGGGATGGTACACCAGATTAACCTCGGAGTTAACTGCGCGGCTGGCACGTCCACGAACGGGGCCGTGATGGTGATCGGGTATGCGGAGTCCGACCTTGTGAAGCATTTCCCCGGTATGTGGTTCAGGCCGCGCCTCGGTCGCCCGGAGTATCTGTACGGAAGATACGCGGACATCCCGGACGGGAAGGGGTGGGGTGTCGCTCTCCAGGTCGCGCCGCCAGACGACAAAGACCAGTTGCGACTGATGATGACATTCTGGAATCCGTCCATCAAGGCACAGGATAAATAGCCGTTTCATTTGATAGACCTCCTCGATGCGCCCCGACCCCGCGCGAGCAGGGCCGGGGCCTGTCGTTTCAGAGCGTCGCCATGATCGCCTTCTCGGCCTCGCCGCCGAACACCCGCGCGATGCGCTCGCGCAGCTCGTCGGTCAGCTCGTCGCGGAAGGCCAGGAGCTCGTCGGTCGCGCCTCCGGCTGAATTGCCCAGGATGTAGCGCAGGTCGTCCAGCACGAGCGCGAACTCGTCGGCCTCCGCCTTCGCGTTCGCCGCGCACCACGTGGCGATGTCGATCCTCGCCCGCGTGTGCTCGTTCTCGTGCGTGAGCTGCCGCCACGTCGTCAGGAACTCCGCGTAGGGCGTCCCCTGGTACTTCACGGCCTCCGGCTCCGGCGCGTCCTCCTGGGCGATCACGATGCCGTCCCCGCTCTTCTCCGCATTGCGCTTCTTCGTGCGCTTCTTCGCGGGCGTTTCAGTTTTCGCCGCCTTCGTTTCATCCTTGGCGGCCTTTGTTTCAGCGGGGGCGGGTTTCGTCTCATCCTTGGCGGCCTTCGTTTCAGCCGCGATCTTCGCCGCCTCCGCCTGTATCGCGTCGTTGTTCGCCTTCGCGACCGCCGCCGAAGTCCTGATGGGCTTGTCGGCCTCCGGCTCGTCGCCCCACCACTCCGGGACCGTCTCGCCGTTCCGCTTCATCGCCTCGCGGATCGTGAGCTTCTTCACGTCCACGCAGATGTCGCGCTCGATCCCGACCTTCACCGTGCCGTAGGTCCAGGCGATCTCGGCCTTCGTGTTGATGAGCTCGTCGAGGTCGAAGCGCCCCAGCTCGAACTCGTGGCCGTCGTGGCGGCAGTACCCGAACACGCTGTGCCCGTCCCACTTCTCGCCAGACGCCTGCCCGCCCTCGATCACGTAGAACGCGTTGTTGCCGCGCGGGTAGAAGAACCGCGCGATCACCTTTGCGTTTCCGTGCTGCCCGTCCGTCGAGCCGTAGGGCGTCTTTTCAATCGCCCGGCGAATCTCCGCGGTTATGATTTTCTGCTCTTTCATCTTGCTTGCTCCTTTTTTGGTTTTGGTTGTGGTTTTGGTTTTGGGTCGTTCGAGCGTCCCCGCTGGCTGCGGGCCCTTTCCCGACTCCACACACATTATACCAAATTTCCCCCTATCGCGCAATAGGGTATTTTTAATTATTTTTCGAGGGGTCCCCGCTGGGGTTTCGGGGGCTGTGGGGTGCGCTCTGGGCGCTCTCTGGGGCTCTCTGGGCGGGTTTTGGGGCGATCCCGGGCGCTGGGGCTCCCCTGGGGGCTCCGCGCTCCCCTGGCGGCCCCTGGGCGGCCCTGGCGCGATCCTGGGCGGGCGGGCCTTAAAGCCCGTACCCCGGAAGGGCGGCGACCTTCGCCCGGGCGGCCTCCGCGTTCGCCCGGTAGTAGTGCATCGACATTTCGGGCGACATGTGGCCGACTATGGCCTGGACCATCGCCATCGGTGCGCCGACGTTCGCCATTTCGGTGATGAACGTCGAGCGCAGGGAGTGGAAGCCGACCGTCGCCACGGCATGCCTGTACCCCTTCGGCTTCTCCGACTCGCTGAACCCGCACGAGGCGAAGTGCCGCATAACCTCCTCCGACAGCCTCCACTCTGGAAGGGCGGCGAGCCCCGGCATGACGAACCCGTGCTTCTTCCGCTGGCCGAGCGCCTTCGCGAGCGACGGGTGGACCGGGATCGACACGATCCTCCCCGACGAGTGCGCGGTCTTTTCCGGCCTGACCGTTATCGTGCCGCCCGTCTGGTCGAAGTCAGTCCAGCGGACGCGGGCGCAGTCGCTCATCCTCATGCCCGTGAACGCTCCGAGGGCGAAGAGTACGCGCAGCTCCCCGCTTGCCGCGCCTATGAGCCTCGCGACCTCCCCCGCGTCGAGCGCCCGGCGAAGGCGCGGCGGCGCGGGCAGCTTCGAGAACCCCTCCCACGGATTCGGCGAGACGCCGTTGAGCTTCCACACCCTCCGCAGGACGCGGACGTACTTGTTGACCGTGTTCGCCGACGCGTCCCCCTTGGCGTGTGCGACGAACTCGCGGGCGACGTCGCGCGTCACGGCGTCGATAGTCCCGATCTCCGGGTGCGCCGCCTTGCAGTCCGTCCTCGACCACTTGTTGCCCTTGTGCCCGTGCATCCACCGCGTGAAGTACCGCCACCTCCCCGCGTCCGTCTGCCTCGCGCCGTCCGACTGCCCCACGTTCTCCGGCGCGTCCGCGTACACGCGCCACGCCTCCTCGAACGACGGGCGGGGGCTGTCGGCCTCCAGCTTCGCCTTGATCGCGGCGAGCCGCGCCCGGTCGTCGAGGTTCGCGCCCTTGGTGATCCTGTTCAGGATTTTCAGCGCCTCCGCCCTGTCGCCCGTGCGGGTGGTCTTGATGTCCCACTTGCCGCCGACCTTCACCTTCGTGTACCATATCCCCCTGGACTTCATCAGCGTCCCGGTGTTGTTCGCTCTCCGCATAGCCGCTCCTTCTGGTTTTGGTTTTGTGTGGCGTCCTTTGACATTCTTTGATATGCCAAAGCCACCAAACTGCCGCCAATTATACAGCAATTATTAAGCAGACGCAAGGGGCCAGGTGTAAATCGACTGTAAATTCCACTGTAAATTCCTCCCGAAAATTTACACCTCGATTTACACACCCCGCATCAAACAAGCCCCATATTTACCAATATCGCGGCGCATTGACACCCGCCCGGAAAAATGATAAAATATCGCCGTAAAAATTCAACAGCGCGACTGTAGCTCAATTGGATAGAGCGTTGGCCTCCGAAGCCGAAGGTTGCTGGTTCGAACCCAGTCAGTCGCACCATCTTCCCCCAATTCTTTTCTAATCTATTGCCGCGCCGTTTCGTATGGAATATACGGTGTTGTGCTGTGGCCTTGTGCTGGTTTGCCTTCCAGTGTGCGGTCACGGTCGGGGCAACCGTGCTCCCTGTGCAGGGCGGGCGATTTGTGCGTCCTTCGCCCCGCTCGGCGTATACATATACGCCGTCGGGGGCGAGTCCTGCACAACTCGCCTCACCCTGCTTCGGTCCGCTCGGCAAGACCCCGACCGTGACCGCGCTTGGCACCCTCGGGTGCTGGGCCAAGGCAACGCATGCTCGTCTCTCGCTACGGGGAAAAGCTCGACTCCTCCCGCGCGCTGCATCCACCATTCGCGTCACGATGCTTCGTCGGCGGAATACCGCCTCCTCGCCTTGTTCGCGCCTGGTGTCGCATCACGCGAACCAGAGTCTCGCCGTTCCCCTGCGCTTGCTCCTCGCACGCGTCGCCTTGACCCGACCTTCCGCTGCGGCGCGTTTTTCTTCGTAGCATCTGCGCTCGCCGACGTTCCGTCGACTCGCTTAACCGTGTCCGCGGCAAGCCAGCCGCGGCGGTTTTGCCGCGGATTAGTCTGCCTAAAGTCTAATTTCTCCGCCAGAAAACTTTTTTACGATTTAAGATTAGATTTAAGATTCGTTTGGTAAAATGGTTGTGAACTCAATGACATACACTACACAAGGAGAATATTACTGTGGTAATTTACTGTGGCAATCATGTCGGGCTATTTATTCTCCGTGCCGTCAAGCCTCTCGGCAAAATGGCATATCCCCAGAACGAAGTGATCCGCGTAGCGGTTGCTAAAGGGATGTGCGTCAAAATCGGGTTGCTTCGGTCTTTTCCCCGTCGCTCACCCTCGCTTTCACTTCGGGTTGGCTCGTGCATCGCACGAGCCACCGACAAGCGGCGAGTACGCGCATGCTGTCGAAACACCCCCGCTCCTGTGCAATTTGCCAAAATTCCACCGCTCCATTCTAATCGGTTTTGTGTTATAATAAACACGTTCTGCGGTTGTTGAAAGCAATTGAGGGATTATATGGAACGCAAACATTATATAATTGTTGGCATTTCGATTGCGCTTGCATTATGCCCTATTTTCTCGTTGGAGTTACTTAGCGTTGCAATTTTGGGGGCGCTCTTGGGAATGGGCGCGCTGTTTTGGACTATGAGGAGCGTCGATTCCGAGGATAAGCGGTTAAAGGCAGAGGTTGAGCGTGTAAATAAGGAAATCATTGCCGCGCGGGAATCGCAGAAGGCTGCTGAGGCGCATGCTGCGGAATTGGATAAGTTTTTCAATGAAAATGGTTATGCGGAACTAACGGAGGTTCGGCAGCAGATAGAAATGGAACGTGCTGATTTTGACAGGCAGTTGGAAGCCAAGCGAATTGAATTTGAGCAGACGATGGAACGAGAATGGGCCGCCTATGAGAAAGAGGTTGTTGATCGTAATGCACAGCAGGAGCAGATACTCCAAGAAAAAACTGCGCTTGAGATGAGACTCCAAAAGGAGATTGCCGAATTGACTGCTCGGCGTGATGGTGCGTTGGAATTTGTTCAGAAGTATGATGTGGCGCAAGGCAAGTATACAACGCTCATCGAAAAGTTTTCAAGGGCAAAAAAGAATCTTGATGCCATTGAGTATTGCATAGTGAATTGGCTTCATCTTGATGAAAAGCCAATTGAGGTGCTTCAGGCAGAAGCGGCGTTGGCAGATCAGGACCTTCTTGATCCTGTGGGTGAAATGGATTTGAAGGCGATGTCAATTCCTGACCTTCGCAAGGAGGCAAAGCAGATCGGGCGGCGTATCGATGCGCTTTGTGAAGAGTTCTCATCGCGGTATCAGACAAAGTCCACAAAATCACTTCTTGCCGTTACGGTGCTATATCTGAAATTGGAGCTTAGAGTTATTCTGGGCGAACTTAGATACAAGGCACAAGAAGAGGCTGTTAGCAAGATTGGGAAGCTGATGTATAAAGTGCAACAAATGTATTGTGAAGAAGGCGACAAGAAGATACGGCCAACGATTTTGGCTTTTCTTGGTGAAATGGAGAAGCTTTGCATAGATGCCGTAAAGGTTGAGTATCTGTGGTATCTTCGTAAAGAGCAGCAACGGCAAGAGCAGCTAGCGCTTCGTGAAAAAATGCGTGAAGAGCGTGAAGAGCGGTTGCGGCTCGAGGAGGAACGGCAGAGAGTAGCGGAGGAAGAGGCGAAGTTTGCTGCCGAACAAGAGCGTCTTCGTGTACTGCGCGAGGAGGCTGCGGAGAAGGCGGCTGAGGAGATGGAGAAGAATGGCGAACAGTCTGCTGAGACAACAGAAGCATTGGCAGCTATAGATGCGCAGATTCTTAAGGTGGAGTCCAGCCTTGGCGAAGTTGCTGTGCAGCGTGAAGAAATAGCAAAGCGGCAAAATGGAAAAGCAGGAACTGTTTATGTAATTAGCAATCTTGGGTCGTTTGGCCCCGATGTATTCAAGGTGGGCATGACGCGTCGCCTTGAGCCGCAAGAGCGTGTAGACGAGCTTGGCGATGCAAGTGTGCCGTTCCAGTTTGATGTTCATAGCTTCATATTTTCAGAGGATGCTGTTGGGCTGGAGTCAGCGTTGCACAAACGATTGGAGAATTGCCGCGTCAACAAGATAAATCCGCGGAAGGAGTTCTTCCATGTGTCTCTTGATGATATTGAGCGTGTGGTGCAGGAGACTGATCCAACGGCTACATTCAATAGGACCATGGTCGCTGAAGAATATAGGGCGTCCCAGAGTGGTATTCAACTTGAAGGTGAAGCCATTGACCAGGCGGGTGAGGTTGAAGACGAGGAAAACGAATGACGCCTGTCCGTAAAATAGAACTTTCGCTGCTGTGTTTGTGTGCGGCTATTGTAGCTGGCATTTATGTGGCTAAATACAATTGCGCCACAAAACATTATTATCATCTGACTTTCGCGTCGCGAAACAATTATAACGAACAGGTCATATCTGAATATCATCAGCTGCCGCGTTCTTTGCAGGAAAAGCCTGCTGTGCGAGATATGTATGAGAGAGCGGCACAGAAAGTAGAAGACAAAGTCTATTTTGATAGATTCCCTTCGCTTGATAAGGCCGATATTTCTGCACTTGCCCTCTTTGCTCTTTTCTTTAGCGGCTTTCTTTTCGTTACGAGGCCAAAAAATCGAAGGGAGTGCACAATTGAGACTGTGACCAGCATCTCCGATAAACCCTCTGAAGGCCAGTTGCAATTCATCCGGCGCATAAACAATGGCATTATTCCATCTGGTTTGACAAAGGAGACGGCTTCTTTATTCATCAAAAATCGTCTTTCAAGAATTAGCGAATATACGCGGCGGCAGAGGATAGAAATTTCGCCAATTGATGTTATGGCGAGTTCGCAATCACGGAAAGAGCAAGCAAGACTTGCACGCGAGCGCAAGCGCGCACAGGAGAAGATTCTTCGGCAGCAAACGCAAGAGCGTCGCCGTCAGGAACGGGAAGAGGCGCGTGCAAAGAGAGAGGAAGAGCGTCATTATGAAAAGCGATTGGCAGAAGAGGCGAAGCTGATCAAGGCACGCGAAGATGCAAGAGAGGGGTCGGCGCGTCGTGCGCGATCGGAAAAGGCGCGCACGATTCAGGATTTTCAGGATTTGGTGAATGATATTCTGGCCGATAATAGGATTGAACCGCAGGAGGTTCGGCGCCTAAAGGCGTGGCTCTTGTCCAATCGGCAGTCGCAGAATGATTTTGCCGCAATGTTGAAGTTGATTGATGATTCTCTTGTTGACGGTATTATTGATGAAGGTGAGACGCAAGCGCTTTATGAGGGCATAATGGACTGCCTTATTACGCTTCGGGAGAGGCCTGGCATCTAAAGGAGGTTTATGGTAAAACGCAAGATATTTGAGATCATCCAGCCTGATTGCGGCAATTCGCCAATAAGCCGGGCGTTTGACTTCTTTATCACAGGCCTTATTCTTGTTAGCGTTATCGCCGTCTTCGTTGGGACGTTTGAACTTTCAGCAGGAACATCTCGAACACTTGAGATGGTTGAAAAGATTGCTTCGGTGGCTTTCACGATTGAATATGCGCTTCGGATTTTTACCGCAGATCTTCTGCGTCCTGAGTTGCCCCCATGGAAAAGCCGCGTGAAATATGTGGTGTCTCCTATGGCCGCAATAGACCTTGTGGCAATTCTGCCGTTTTGGTTGCCGATGATTCTGCCGGGATCTCTGCTTGGAATGAGGGCGTTGCGCCTTGTTAGACTCCTTCGAATCTTTAAGTTGAATCGCTATTTTGATGCAATGAGGGCAATTGGTGCGGTTATCGTTGAAAAGAAACGAGAGCTTGTCGGATCGCTGTTTTTCATCGTTCTATTGATGCTTGTAACATCGCTTTTGATGTATTCAATCGAGCATGATGCCCAGCCAGAAGCCTTTCGCAATGCTTTTTCTGGCTTGTGGTGGGCTGTTGCAACGGTGACTACTGTCGGGTATGGAGACATATATCCCGTAACTCATCTTGGTCGGTTGCTCGGGGCGATTATAGCGTTTTCTGGGATTGCGGCGGTCGCAGTTCCAACAGGCATTATAACGGCTGGGTTATCAAGTGTTATGGAACGGACAAAAGAACCTGCGAAGGATTGCAACAAGACTGCTCGTCGGCACGACAATGGTGAAGATATATGCCGCGTTCTTTCTGAAAACAAGGAGATGTTAGAGAATATTCTTGAGATTGTATCTAGGCTCCAAGAGAAGGAAGAATCAGGGACAGGCCCCGCGGAACCGTTGTAAAAGGCCTGTTTGCGCGTTGCTGCCGGCTTGCGCGTCAGATTTGCCGCGCGGTTGCGGTAACAAAAAGTTAAGCGAGCCGACGATAAGTCGGCGAGCGCAGATGCTACGAAAAGAAACGCGCCATAGCGGAAGGTCGGGCTAACGGCGCATGTGTAAGGAGCGAGCGCAGGGGAACGGCGCGACGACAGTTCGCGTGATGCGCCAACGGACGCGCGTGAGACGAGGAGGTGGTATTCCGCCGACGAAGTATCGCGCTGCGGACGGTGGATGCAGCGCGCGGGAGGAGTCGCGCTTTTCCTCGAAGCGAGAGACGAACGCATGTGACGTTTGCCCAGCTCCCGAGAGTGCCCTGCGCGGCTTTGTTTTGGGCCGAAGCCGGGCGGAACCTTCGAGAGTGAGACGATTACGGCAGGACTCGCCCCCGACGGCGTATATGTATACGCCGAGCGGGGCGAAGGACGCCGGAATCGGCCGCTCTCGCAAGGCGAGCACGGTTGCCCGAAACAAAGCCGCACGCTGGAAGGCAAGCACACGCGCACGAAGGAGCAGCCCACACCTAGCGACACAGTTAAAACACAACACAGGCCACGGTGTTTTTTGGTAAAATATAGCACATGAGCGAGAACTCTCTTGCAAACATGATACTGAAGTCCGCCGGAATCTACTCCGACGAACAGCTTCAGCGCATTGCCGAAAACCGCGCGGCGAACCCTGGAATGGGGCTCGCGGAGGCCGCCGTCAAGTTCGGCGGTGCGAAGGAAATCGAGTTTCTTTCTGCGGTCGGGAAGTCTCTCGGTCT